TGCGAAAGATCTTGCCGTTGGGCAGGTGGATCCGCTTTGGGATGTGGCTGAACCGCCTCTCGAATTCCGGGAAAAGCGGAAGCTGTTTTTGACGCGCCATCGCGCGGCGTCGAACGTCCACCAGGTGGGCGACATACTGCCGGAACAAATCGCGATTCTCGCGTAGAGTCTGTTGTTTTTCCGCAACACCTTGTAAAGTGGTCTTAGGCATGGTCTGAAAAACCTCTTTCGGATCAAGTTTAGAGCCGCCGCCGGACTGAACCTCCGACGCGGCTCGCTTCTCTCAGATTCTACCTCAGTGCCAACCGAACGCAAGCCCCTAGCCTCGACCGCCGCAAAAGCCAAAGCCTTTCTTGAGGCTTTCCGCCGCACCGCGAACGTGACCAAAAGCGCGAAGGCTGCGGGAATCGGCGTCCGGACGCATTATCGTTGGCTGGACGAATCCGAATCCTACAAGGCCGCGTTCGAGAAGGCGAAGCCCATCGCAGCCCGGTTTCTGCTGGACCGCACCATCGAAGGCTGCACTGACGGCTGGGAAGAGCCTGTGTTCTACCAGGGCGAGCCAATCCGCGAGCGCAAGTACGCGCCTGACGGAAAGACCGTGATCGGATACGGCAAGGCGCTCACGATTCGCCGCTTCGATCTGGGCGGGCGGCAGTTCCTGCTGCGCGGCCTGATGCCGGACGTTTTCGGCGCGAAGGTCGAAATCGGCGGCAAAGACGGCGGCCCGGTGAGCACGCGCCTGGAAGTGGTGTTTGTGAACGCCAAGCCGGCTGAGACGCCGACCGCGTGAGGGCCGAGTTTCCGGCCAAGCTGCAGTTCCTGTTCGAGCCGCACTCCGATAAGTACCTTTGGGGCGGCCGCGACGGGATGAAGTCGTGGGGTATGGCGCGCGCGCTGCTGATCATGGGTGCGGAGAACCGCCTGCGGTGGCTGTGCTCGCGCGAGACCATGAAGTCGATCGCCGAGTCGGTCCACCAACTTCTCGAAGAACAGATCGACAAGCTGGGCCTGGGGGATTTCTACCGCGTCGAGAAGGCGCGGATCGTCGGCACCAAGCTGCACGCGACAGGCATGTACGGAGCGACGCTAGATAAAAGCCGTCTGCCGTTGCAGCCCGGATACAGCGAGTTCGTTTTCGCCGGCTTACGCCACAACGTAAACGAAATCAAGTCCATGGAAGGGCTCGACGGAATCTGGATCGAGGAGGCGGACAACGTCTCCGAACACTCGTGGGAGACGGTAATCCCGACGATCCGGAAAGAGTTGTACCACGTTGAGAAGGGCGTCATCGGCAGCGAGGTCTGGGCGTCGTTCAACCCCAAGCTCGCCACCGACTACACGTACAAGCATTGCGTCTTGAACCCGCCACGGGGCGCGGTGAGCGTCCGGACCAGCTACAAAGACAACATCTGGCTGTCGGAGATCTCGCGCACCCGCATCGCGGACATGAAGGCTACGGACGAAGCCAAGTACCTGCACATCTATGGCGGCGAGCCGGATAGCCAGGTCGAGGGCGCCATCTTCGGCCCCGAGATGAAGCAGGCGGCGGCGGAAGGCCGCATCGGCAGCGTGCCTTACAACCGCGCGCGTCCAGTGGACACGGTCTGGGACCTGGGATTCGGCGACCCCTGTTCGATCTGGTTTGTGCAAGCCTACGACGGCTGGTTCAATTTCATCGACTACTTCCAGGACGATCACATCAACATCGCGGATTACGTGATCATGCTGCAAAACAGGGGCTACGTCTATGGCAAAGACTGGCTGCCGCACGATGGCATCGACACCATCATCCACCAAAACCTGGCGGGATCTTCCGACCGCACCATGTCTATTCTGGAGCTGGTGCGCGGCGCGGGACGCAAGGCGGACATCATCCGGAAGATGCTGGTGACCGACCAAATCAACGCTGCGCGCACCGTCTTTCCGCAGTGCCGGTTTGACGAGAAAAAATGCGCGGACGGCCTGCAGGCGCTGCGGCATTACCAGTGGCCGCCGCTGAGCGCGGAAGGCGTGGCGCAGCGCAAGCCGCTGCACAACTGGCCCTCGCACGCGTCGAGCGCGTTCATGGGCGCGGCGGTGGTGCTGCGCATGCCGAAAGCGCCCGCCGAGCGCGGAGAGCGCAGGCGGGTTTCGACTAGTCCGTGGAGCTAAACATGAAGCTGAAAACATCAACGCGCAACGCGCTGCCGGCGTCCGAGTTCGGCATGCCGGGACAGCGCAAGTACCCGATGCCCGACAAAGGCCACGCCGCGAACGCGAAAAGCCGCGCCACGCAAATGGCGAAGGCCGGCAAGCTCTCGCCGGCGAGCGCCGCGCGCATCCGCGCGAAAGCGGACAGGCTGCTGGGGAAATGAGCCAATACACAGCGAAGCCCGTCACTGTGACGGCGCACAGAATCGTGGGCGTAGGAGCCCTGGAAACAGACGGGTCGATGCATCTCGCCCTCGAAAACGGGCAAAACGTTATAGCGACGCCCAGAATGCTGGCAAGATATTCCCCGCTCCCCTGGGATTATTGGGTGATCCAGCAAGACGGATACGAGTACCTCAATCCGGCGGCAGTCTTCGAGCGCAGATCTCGCCGCGCTCCAGCAGCTCCGAAAGGCCAGTGAATGAAAATCGAATCGATGGAAATGACGCCAAGCGCCAACGGCGGCCAGGGCAAGCCCGGCAAGGGCGAGGACTGCCCCATGTGCGGGGGCAAGTAGCATGGTAAAACGCCACCAGCGCGCCGGCATGGACGCCGCCGGCCGCCTGCTGCGCCTGCACGGGCTGCCGCCCACGAGCGACGGCGCCGCGCTGCTGCCCGCCCTCGGCGGCCTAATCAAAGATCACGCGCACTTCCGCGATCTGCTTATGGTGTGCGCGCCGGAACAGCGCGGCAATATGTACGAGTCGCTGCGGTGCAATCTGAATTTCCGGCCGCATCCGCTAGACGTGTACGTGTCCGAAGCCGGGCGCATCGCGGAAGGCAAGCAACTGCCGACGCAAGATCCGGAGGGCAACATGCACGCCTACCAGGCCCCGGAGATCGGCGAGCCGGCGACGGAAAAGCCCGACCAGGCCAGCCTCGATATTCTGACCGCGCAGAGGGCGGTGGACGCGGCGGTGCCGCGCGAGCATCTGATGCTCACATGCCGCAAATGCACGCGCGTGGCTTATTTCGAGGGCTGGAACAAGGCGCTCGCCATTCACGCGGCGCGCGAGGCGGGCTGGACCTGGGATGAGGTCAAGGGCGATGGCGTGGAAGTTTGCCCGCTGTGTCCGTAGCCAGCCACTAAGCGCGCGGGCCTTTTGACGTAAATCGTATCGCCGGGAGCTAGGCCGGCGAACTTAAACTCTTCCGCGAAGCTCGCCATGAGGGCGTCATGTGTCCATATCGCGTTCACCCCCGCATTGACGAGGCGGTCGCCGGGTTTTAAGCAGATGCCCTGGCGGAGGGTCTCTTGGACCGGCCACACGAGCCAGTTCTCCATTTGATCTGCTGCCCATTCCGCGGCGACATTCCTTTGACCTGCTGCCCATTGCGCGGCGACATTTGCCTTCGGATTGAAGAAGCTGCCAGTGCCACCGAAGGCGCGCCGCGACAAATCTAACTTGCGCTTCGGCGCGAACGCCGCAGCCACGAGCGCGAAGAACGCGCGGCGATTGAACTTCATGGCTCCAGTATGGCACGCTACCCGCACCGACCGCGCGTCGTCGCGCAAACCGATATCGCCGACCTGCTCCACGAGCAACTGGACCATCTGATCGCCGTCAAGGGCGACCGCTACCAGCGCGTGTATCTCGCGCTGATGGAACTTTTCGTTACCAAGCTTTTCCCGCAGGCTGCGAACCGAGCGGCGGACGCATCGGAGCAAAGTACTCGAACATCGATCCATCCGGAGTGAGGCGCAAGTAATGCGGCAGCGTGGCCGCGAGTTCAGCCGAACAAACGTAAACAAGCGTGGATCGCATCACGCCGTCAGTTAGGCACATGACCGTTGCTACCGGGCCCATGAGCGGGTCTCCGGCAACCCCGCTGGTCACCCAGCCCCACGCATCGGGCCGCCGCGCTTCGATCAGCCGTTGAGCTAACGCAGGGGGCCGCTTCTCCTCGCAGTCAAGGTCGAGCGCTGCCAGCCCGTTTGCGATGGAGGAGGTTCGGATAAAGACCGGCACAGAGTCCGGATGTGCATTAAGCCAGTCAATTTCCTCCTCCACTGGCGTGTGCCTGAAAACGTTGAACGTTTCGCCCGTGCCTGGCGAATAGTGTTGCATTTCCAAATCAGCCGGTTCTCGCGCCACCCCTAATTCTCCCATGTCGATGTACGCAGATAAAGACGATCAGCAGCAGCCCACGCCGCCGCTCGTGGTAAGCGAGTCGGACGAGGAGCTGCTCACCGAGATACGCGATACCTACACCGATTTCTCCATGCGGTGGAAGGACATCAAAGACGAGCGGAACATCGACCTGCAATACATCTGCGGCGATCCCTGGTCCATCGAAGACCGCAAACAGCGCAAGGCGGACGGGCGGCCCTGCATCTCGCACGACGAGCTGAGTCAGTACGTGAACTCATGCGTCAACAGCGTGCGGCAAAATAAGCGCGGCATGAAAGTAGAGCCGCGCGGCGGCACCGCTACCGAAAAGACCGCCGAGGACCGCCAGAATCACATCCGCGCCATCGAATACGAATCGAAAGCGCCGGACATCTACCTCAACGCGTTCCAGGAGTTGGTGGAGGGCAGCTACTCGTTTTTCCGCGTGGGCAGCGCCTACGCGTCCGACGACGCGGCGTGCATGGACGCTTCGATCTTCGATCAGAAGATCACCATCAAGCCCATCGCAAATCCGAATTGCGTACTGTTCGATCCGGACTGCAGAGAGCCAGACTGGTCCGACGGCGAGCGGTGTTTCGTCGTCGAGCCGATGACACGCGCGGACTTCAAGCGCAAGTGGAAGCGCGCGCAAATCACCGACTTCACGCCCGATCACATGATGCTGGCGAAGGACTGGATCCAGGACAAAAACGTCCTGGTGGCCGAGTTTTGGAAGGTCCTCAAGACCGAGAGCCATAAGTACGAACTCGAAGACGGGCGCGTGGTGAACACGCTCGGCAAGGGCGAGAAGCCCGTCAACGAGCGCGTGGTGGTGACGCGCAAGGTCATGCAGTACATGACCAACGGCGTGGAAATCCTGGAGCGCAACGTGTTTCCGGGCAAGCACCTGGGCATCATTCCGATGATCGGGCTGCAGCGCTGGGTGGAAGAGGGCGGCATCGTCAAGCGCAAGCTCTTCTCTCTGGTGCGCCTGGCGCGCGATCCGCAGTTGTCTCTCGCGTTCCTCGTCAGCCAGCAGATGGAGGAAGCGGGACTCACTCCGAAGACTCCCTGGGTCGGGTATGTGGGACAGTTTGAAACGGACAAGGAAGCGTGGGAGAACAGCACGAAGGTGCCGACATCCATGCTCCAAATCGACGTGGTTGTAGATGGGGCCTCCGGGCAAATCCTGCCGCCGCCCCAACACCCGCAATTTACGCCGAACTTCCAGGCTTACGAAGTCGCCAAGGATTCGTGCAGGCGCGCCATCCAGGCCGCCATGGGCATCACGCCGCTGCCTACGGCCGCGCAGCGCGATAGCGAGAAGTCCGGCGTCGCGCTCGAAAAGATCAAGCAGCAGGGCGACATCGGCTCGTTTCACTTTGTGGACGGCTTCGATCGCGCGCTGTCACTGTGCGGCCGCATCGTCGATTCGCAGATCCCCGTGCGGTACGACACGGAGCGCAAGGAGTCGCTGCGCAAGGCCGACGACTCCCGCATGATGGTCACCTTCAACACCGAGGAGCCATACCCGAACGAAAAGGGCGAGATGGTCCACTACAAGGTGGACCCCGACGCGGATCACGACGTCACCGTGAGCGACGGCCCATCGCAGGCTTCGCAATACGAAGCCGCCGCCGAGTTCGTGGACTCACTGCTCGCCGCGCTGCCTACGCTGCCGATCGCCCCGCCGCAGGCGCAGAAAATTCTGGCGCTGGCCATCCAGATGAAAGAGCTGGGGCCGAAGGGCGACCAGATCGCCGAGATTATTTCGCCGACTAACCCGGACCAGTCGACCCAGATGCAGCAGCAGATCGGCCAGGCCCAGCAGCAGATGGCCGCGCAGGGGCAGGCGCTCCAGGAACTGCAGGGCGAGCTGCAGAAGCTCCGCCTCGAAAAGGCCGGGCACGTCATCGACAACGAATACAAGGCGTCCATGCAGCGCATGGAGATCGAAGCCAAGGTCGCCGCCGCCGAGATCGCCACCAAGTCACAGCAGCTCGACGAGCGCATGACGTTCGTCACCGACATTTGGCAGAAGCTTCAGGACCAGGCGCACGAAGCCGGTTTGCAGGCGAGCGACCAGCAGCACGACCGCACGCAAGCCGACGCCGCCGCGCAGGCCGCGCAGGCGCAGCAGCAGCAAGCCGCCGCGCAAGAACCCGCGCCGGTGCAGGCTTAGCCCCCAACGATTTTTATGACTGAACCCACGCCGGCAGTTGCGGACCCGACACCCGCCCCAGCAGCACCAGAAGTTTTTGAAGCCCCACGCGACGCCACGGCGCATGCCGAGTGGCGCATGGGAAAAGCGCAAACGCCGAAAACCGACGCCCCGGCAGCGTCATCCAGCGCGGGGAAACCCGCGGAAACCCCCGCCCCGGCCTCGGAACCCGGTAAATTTAGGCAGGAGCAAAAGAGCGGCGCGGAGACGCGCCTGGCCGAAGTTTTGGCCGATCTGAAGACCGCCGGCCTGACCCCGGCAGAGCTGAAAACCTTCAAGCGCGAAGCCCGCGCGGCAGCCGCAAGCGAAACGGACGTGAAACCGGCCTCGTCCCCCGCGCCCAAGCAGCCCGAAGGCCTGAAGCCGCCCGTCAAGCCCGACTTCGCCAACTGGACCGGCTCGTGGCCCGAACTCGAAGCCGCGAAAGACAAGTACTATGAGGACCTGACCGACTACAAATCGGCCAAGGCCATCCAGGACTTCCGCGACGGCGAGACGGCCCGCGTGGCGATGGCGAAAGCCACCAGCGACGTGGCCGCCGCGCAAGAGCGGTACGGCGCGGAGAGCGGCAAAACCATCGTCGAGACGGCGCAAGCGCTGGGATTCGGCACGCCCGAGCAACAGGCGGCCAGTGAGATCCCCGGCACGATTAAGGCGCTCATCGACCAGTCGTCCGTGATGGTCGACTTGCTCTACACGCTGGGCGAGAAGCCCGAGGCGTTCCAGGAGTTCCTGGCCCTCGCGAAATCGAACCCCGGCGGCGCAATCCGCAAGCTCGTCGTCATGGAAGGCCTCGTTATCGACGAGCTGGCCAAGGGCGCAAAGCCCGCGGCCGCAGCCGCAAGCGCCGCCGGCGCCGAAACCGGCGCGCGCGGCGAAGACGGCCGTTTTCTCGCTCCCCCCGCTCCTGCTAAAACCGCTTCCAAAGCGCCCCGCCCGCCGGCGGAGGTCAGTGGCCACGCCACGCCTCCCGCCGATTCGGTGGAGGCCGCTTTTGCCAGCGGGAACCCGACCGCGTTTTTCGATGCAGCAAACCGGCGCGATCTGGCGGCCCGCAAAAGGTAACCAAAAAAGTCAGTGGCCAATCAATTCATCAACACGTCGTGGGTGTGCCTGGAAATCCTGCGCATCCTCATCAACGAACTGGAGTGCGCCGAGTATTTTAACCGCGACTACGAGAAGGAATTCAACAAAGAATTCGCTCCCGGCTCCAACGTCACCATTAAATTTCCGTGGCGCCCCACCGTCACGCAAGGTATGGGCTACGACCCGCAGGGGATCGCCCGTATCTCGACCACCATCTCGCTCGACGAGTGGCTGCAAATCGCCTTCGAGTGGGACGATTACGAAAAGGCCGTCAAGCTGGAGCGCTCCGAAAAGGAGCTGCGCGAGAACTACTGGCAGCCCTGCGCCAAGGCGTTCGCGCAAGAGATCGACTCGCTCTGCGCGGACTTCGCCTCCACCAACGCCTCGAATGTGGTAGGCTCGCTGGGGACCGACCCCACCAGCGTCTCGACTTACTTTGGCGCGCGCAAGATCCTCAAGCAGCAGTCGTGCCCGCCCGGCAAACGCTGCATGCTCATCTCTTCGAGCATGATGGCATCGCTCGGCGCGAACATCACCAGCATCTTCCACCCGGACGATGAGATTACCCAGAACTTCAAGGAAGGCTCCATCGGCCGCCTGGCCGGTTTCAGCTTCTTCGAATCCAATTCGCTCTACGAGCAGACCGCCGGCACGTGGGCTGCGACGGTGACCGTCACCGGCGCGAACCAGTCCGGTACCGCGCTCATCATCACCGGCACCAACGGCGACACCATCAACGCGCGCGACAAATTCAGCGTGGCGAACGTGAACGCCGTCAACCCGCAGACCAGGCGCAGCGCCGGCCCGCTCACCCCGAAGTCGTTCACCGTCGTGCAGAATTACACGCTCGACGGCAACCCCGATACCATCAGCATCCTGCCTCCCATCTACGGCCCGGGCTCGCCTTACCAGAACGTGGACGCGCTGCCCTCCAACGGCGCGGCGCTCACGCTATGGCCCGGCACTGCCTCGCCCAACGGCAAGACCGGCACTATCGGCCTGGCGCTGTCGCGCTTCGGCTTCGGCCTGGTGGGCGGCAAACTCTACCTGCCCAAAGCGGTAGAGGATTCCGGCCAGCAGATGGACCCGGATTCCGGCATCGCCCTCCGCAAGGTGGAGGCGTGGGATCCCGTGCGCTCGGTGAACGTCAAGCGCATGGACTCGCTGCTCGGATTGGGCAACCTGTACCAGGACAACGGCGCGTGCGTCGTGGCTGGAGCCTAACTCTGGGACTGAGGGGGGTGTCTTAATGGACACCCCCTCGCGTCCACAAGGAAAAACTAACATGAAAACTCTCTTCAGCACTCTCGCGCTGGCCAGCGTCCTGGCCTCCGCTTCTTTCGGCCAGGCCATCCTGACCCCCACCACGCTCTCCGCCGCTATCACTTCCGTGAAATCGAAAAACATCGTGGTGGCCAGCGTCGGCTCCGGCGCTTCCGTCATCGCGCCGCCGTCCGTGACCGGCAACCCCTATTCGACTCTGTATATCGACAAGGAAGCCATGACCGTCGAAGCGGTCAACGGCACCACCGTGACCGTGATTCGCGGGCAGAACGGCACTTCCGCCAGCTTCCACGCCTCCGGCGCTTACGTCTTCAGCGGCCCTCCGCAGGCGTTCGCGGTCGGCTCCGCGGACAATGCCGGGCAAATGTTCGGCCCTCCGCCCATCGCGGGCGGCGCTTGCGCGCGCGTGCAAGCCGTTGGCGGCCTCCCGCCCGTCACTTACCTGCCCTCCATCAACGTCGAAACCGGCGTGATCTCGGACTGCGTAGGCGGGGTGTGGGTGAATGGCGTGAGCACGCAATCCACGCAATACCGCCTCAACTTCCCAACCGTCGGCGCGGTGGCCTATACCGGCCTGAACACCAATGGCACGGCGGTGGGCGCGACCACCGTCTATTGCACCGAAATCGACCTGCCCTATAACAAGCTGATTACCGGCCTGGGCTTCCTCGAAGGCACCACGGTGACCGGCAACGCGCGCTATTCGATCCTGTACGATGCCACTGGCAACGCGCTGGCTAACGGCGCACTCACCGGCACGGCCTCCGCCACGGCATCGGTGTTCGAGCCGTTCGCGTTCACCGCAAAGTATTTCGCGGTGGGGCCGGCGCGCTATTTCGGCTGCCTCCAGGACAATGCCGTCGGCTCGACGACCGTCCGTATGGCGGTGACCGGAATCGACGACAATATCCTGACGAAGGGCCAGACCGGAGCCACGTTCGGCACAGTGCCCGCGCTCGCCGTGCCTACCGCCTTCAACAGCGCGGTGGGTCCGTATCTGTACGTGTACTAGCTTCCTTTAGGGGCGCGGCCCGCGCGCGCCCCATCCTCCCCATGCCTCTCAACGAATCCGTGCGGCCCGTGCGCCGGAGCCATTTCACGCAACAAGAAATCCGCGACGCCGAGCGCTCCATCTACGGCCTTCCAAAGGACACCATGCCCAGAACGCAACCGAACGAACCGGCTCTCTCGGAGAGCGAAATCCAGCACATGCGCCACATCCTGGCGCGGCACGATAAAGGCGGCGGCAGGAAGCTGCGCGAGTTCGATTTGAACAAGCCGCCCGTCGAGCCATATCGCCACGAGGAATACCCCAAGGCGATGCACAATCACGTCACCCGCAAGACCAAGGACGCGCTCGACGCAGCGCATGAAGAGGAACTGGCGGGCCAAGGCTTCCAGCCCGAGGCGTTCCCCAACGAACTGCCATCGGAGCCGGCGCTCGATGCGGCCGAAGCCGCCGAAGTGGCCGCGCTCGACAAACAGGCGCGCAAAAAGAAAGCAGCCACGGCCTAAGCTGCCATGCTCGTTTCCGACATCTGCAATTACGCGCTGGTGCACATCGGCGCGTATTCGCCGGGCGAGACCCCGAACACGAACGATCAGGCCATCGCCCTTTTTTGGGCGAACCTGACGCTCGATTCGCTGTCCGCGAAAAAGCTGTCTCCGCTCGGCCTGCTGGCCGCGACGTATGCCCTTACCGGGGCGTCGTCGTATACCTACGGGCCGGGCGAGACATGGAACGGCGCGCGCCCGATGAAGATCAAGAGCGCGTCCGTGATCGCCGCGAATGGCACGCAAAAGAGCGTCAGGATCGCTTCGGCCGAAGAGTACCGCGCCGTGGCGGATCTTACTCGTACCGGCATTTTCGTCGAGGACCTGCTATGGGACCAGGGTTATCCCACCGGCAACGTGTATGTCACGCCGATGCCCGCGGCGGGCAACATGCTGCTGGAGACCTACCAGCAGATTTTGAATTTCGTCAACTTGACGGACACGATAAACCTGGCGCCCGGCTATCCCGAGTGCGTCGTCACGCTCGTGGCGCTCAAGTTGTGCAACCCCTTCGGCCGCCCGATCCCGCCCGGCCTGGCAGAGGAAGCCGCGGACGCGCTCATGACCATCACGGGCCTGCAAGCCGAGATTCTCGGCAGCTCCCCGCCCGTGGGGCCGCAGTTGCCGATGGCGCCGCCGCCGGGAGCGAAAACGTAGCGCGATGGCTCCCAACCTTCCGGTGCCATATACCGGCGTCTGGCTCGTGAGCGACCTGCTGTACCGCGCGCTGCGCGCGTCGAACGTGGTCAAGCGCGCGCAGGGCGTCCCCAGCTCGTCGCAATACCAGGAAGCGCTGGCGCTGCTCAACCAGATGGTCGATGAGAAGGCCGCGCGCCGGCCGTTTCAGTGGACGACGACGTTCAATCTCTACACGTTGACGCCCAACCACCAGCCGCACCTGCTGGGGCCGGGCCTGGCCGCTCCGGACTTCGCCATCGCGTCGCGCCCCGTGCGGATCGAGAGCGCCAACCTGGTCTTGACCGGGCTCGGCGCGCCCAACCCAGCGCCGAATCCGCCGTCCACGCCTGCGGGCGCGGTGAACACGAACGTCGATCTGCAGCTCAACATCCGCGATAGCGCGTGGTGGGCGGCAAACAGCGTGAAGGGCATCGCCACGAATGTGCCGACAGATCTCTATCCGGAATACGACTGGGACTCGCTGGCGCTGTGGCTTTGGCCGATCCCATCGTATGCCTACGGCCTGCGCCTCGAATTCTGGGTGGGGCTTACTCAGTTTCAAGAAATCGCGAACAAGTTTTCCGCGCCGCCCGCCTGGTTCAACTTCTACGCCTACACGCTCGCGGTGGCGCTCGTGGGCGCCTACGAGTTGCCAATGCCGGCCACGCTGCCGAGCCTGCTGCGCGAAGCCACCAAAGCCGTGCAAACCAACACCATCAAGAGCAGGCGGATCGCGAGCGCGGACTGGGGCACGCGCGGCGGCAGCGGATCGAACGCCGACTTTAACTATATGAGCGGCGGGCCGCCCAGTTGGTCTCCATGAAATTCGACGCGTTCACGGCCGGCGGCAGCTTCACCCTAGCGTCCGTTTCCGCCGCTTCCGAATTGGCGATGAACTATTACGCCGATCCGATCCAGGGCGTGGCAAATGCGGAAAAGGGGCCGATGGCCCTTGTGCGCACGCCCGGCATCTCGCTGTTCACCACGCTGCCGCAAGGCCCCACGCGCGGCCTATGGCCCGGCCAGAACCGGCTCTTTGCTGCGGGCGGCTCGCACCTCTACGAGGTGCTTGCAAACGGCATGACGGTAGATAACGGCTACATCGGCAACGATGGCCTGCCCGTGCAGATCCTCTCGAATGGCAGCCAGCTTTACATCGTCTCCGACGGCCTCGCGTGGATCGACGCGGGCGTGTCCGAGGCGGGCGGCGCAGGGCCTCCGCCACCGCCGAGCGGCGCGGTCCCCATCTTCCAATCCATATTGCTTTTCGACCTGTCGATCGACGCGGGCACCGGCGGCCTCACCGGCGCGACCGGCGGTATTTTCGACTCGACCGACGTGGGCGAAACCATTTGCATCACGTCGGGCGCGGGCTTCACCGTGCAGTGCCAGATCGTCACCAGCGTGGTGAGCGGCCAGGCATTCGGCGCGAGCGGCTGGGGCACTGGCGGATCGACAGGCGGCGAAGGCATCGAGTGGCTGTACGTGGAGGGCCAGCTCGCGGCGAACCAGGGCGCGTTCCTGGACGGCTATTTTTTCGCCAGCGCGTACAACTCGAACAAAGTCTACTTCTCTGCCATCGACGATGGCACGATGTGGAATCCGCTCGACTATTTCATCAAGGCCAGCTATCCGGACAACGTGGCGGCGCTCGCGGGCGATCACCAGGAGTTATACGTGTTCGGCGACCTGGAATCGAGCCAGGTGTTTCAGGATACGGGCGACGCCAACAGCCCTTTCCAGCCAAATCCGGGCGCGATTATGCACTTCGGATGCGTCGCGCCGTTCTCCGTGACGCGGCTCGGCCAAGGGCTTGCGTGGCTGGGCGGCGACGTGCGCCGCGGCGACCGCTTCGCGTTTCTGGCCGTCGGCTTCCAGCCCGAAAAAATCTCGACCGCTGCGGAAGAAATCGCGTGGGGGGCCTATTCGACCATCGAAGACGCCATTTCCTATAGCGAGATCTACAACGGCCACGAGTTCTGGGTCGTGCACTTTCCCTCGGGCAACGCGACGTGGGCTTACGATCTCACCACGGGAATCTGGGCGCAGCGCGGCTGGTGGACGGGCGCTTTCGATGCGAACGGCTTTCCGGTGTGGGCGCGCCAGCGGCAGAGCTTTCATGCCGTCGTTTCGCTCGGCAACACGCTCACCGAAAAGCACTACGTCGGCGACTGGCAAAACGGCCAGATTTACATTCAGTCCGCCGCGTACCTGACCGACAACGGCACCACGATTTACAGGCAGCGATCGTGCCCGCACTTGACCCAAGAAAACCTGCGCACGTTCTACCACCGCTTCGAGATCGACTGCGATGTGACTGGCCTCATGCGAGTGTTTTGGAATCTGCTGGGCTATGGCCGCGACCGGATCTGGAGCGTGGTCGCGTGGCAACCCACGGGCCAGGGCGTGTCACTGCAACTCTGGTTTTCGGACACCCGCGCCCAGACGTGGCAAAGCAAGCCCGCGCAAACGCTGGCGTCTACCGTGGACGTTACGCTCGCGAATGCCTATTTGATGCTCACTCCGGGGAGTAGCTAAATGGCAGGCATCAATCCGCCCTCCGGAAAAGCCACCACCGGCTACAAATCGAAAGGCGCGCCCGTAGGCTTCGTGCCGACGCGCACGCCGATGTTCAAGCCGGACGCGAATGGCAAGCCGTTCACGGGCAAGCTCGCGCGCACGTGGTCGCTCCAGCTACAACCGCAGGCCATAAATCCTGTGGTGGGCTTTTGGATGCCAGGCGTAGCGGCGGGCGCGATCAACCTGCCCTCCATGACCTCCGCGCGCAGCGGCAACTGCTCGGAAGTGGTGGTCACCGTGGTGGCGTCCGACCCCGCCGTCGCGCTGTCGTTCGACATGCTCCAGAACGGCACGTCGATTTTCGCGTCGCCCCCCGTGATCCCGGCGAACACGCCCGCTGGCACGAAACTGACGTTCACGAATCTAACGAGCTACGCGGGCACGGGCGGCATTCAGCCGCATCCGCTGAGCGTGCAGCAGGGCGACGAGTTTACGTTCAATATGATCGCGGGCGGATCGAACTGGTTTTTCAAGACGCAGCTCCACAACGCGATCCCCGTAAGTCAGTAGCGGTACCGGGACGGCCGCGAGGATGAACACCCCCATGCCCTGCCTCGGCTGCCAGCACGCAAAACCCGCGCCCATCTGCCACCGCTGCGGCGCGCCCGCCGTGGCCACCGCGCCATCCGCGACGGGGAAAATGCGCGCGGTGTGTAGCGAGTTCCCTCGATGCCAGGCATAACCATTGTCCAGTCCGCGGTGGGCACGTATGGCGCGTTGGGGTCTCTCGATGCGCTGCCTGTAGCGTTCACGAGCGACAACAGCATCGGCAACATACTGCTCGCGTGGGTTTCTTCGGCCGAAGGCGGGGGACTCACCGGCGCGATCACCGACAGCAACGGGAACACGTGGGAGCTTCTGCCGGGCGTCAACCTGGAAGACGAGTTCACCGAATTTTACATCTGCACCAATTGCAACGCCGGCGCAAACACGGTCACAGCGGGCGGGTGCATCCCCAGTTCCACCGGCGGCCCAAACCTCGTCATCGTCGAGATCGCGCCTCCGCCTTGTCCGATCGGCAGCACGGGAATCCAGGCGTTCTGCGGCGACTATCGCAACCAGTTCGTCACGGCCACGCTCAGCCTGACCGCGCGCTATAGCGCCAATCAGGGCCCGTGGTATCACTCGCTGATCGTCGCGCTCTACAACAACACCAACAGCGAGTCGAACACGGCGCGCACGTGGGTGGGCGGCGCGCTCATCGCACAATTCCCTGAGTTTTCAGGCAAAAACAGCGGCGCTATCGGATATCAGACGGTGGCCTATCCGAACAGCGGCAGTACGGTGACCTTCACTCCGACGCCATCGACGCCCGCGCTCAACCCCGACGAAAACATTCTCATCGGAGTCCTCTTCTCGACGCAAGCGTGACTCAATGCCCATCGCCTTTCCGACAGTGCAGGCAGCAACGGCGGCCGGGCCGTGGACCTCCGCGCCGAACGTCGCGTTCCCCTCGCCGGTGAGCTACCAAAACATTATTCTGGCGGCGTGGGGCAACACGGGAGTTAACGCGGGCGCGGGCGACGTCCCGCCCACCACCGTGACTGACTCGCTCGGCAACGATTATGAGCTGTGGGGCCAGTCGAACTGGATCTACGCGAACGAAGAGGCAGTCAGCCAGATCTGGGTGGCGCAGGGCAACGGCACCACGAAATACGGGGGCATCAAGGGCGGCGCGTGCACTGTGACGTTCAACGGGGCGATAGGCGGCGCGGCGGGCGGCCCCTCGCTGATCGTGTGTGAAAAAGAAGTCCCGGATTTCTACCAGATCTTCGGCCAGATGATGGTCGATACGTTCAACCCGCACGCTTATTTTCGCGCCCTGGCCAACAATGGCTCGCCCGGCGGCGGCAGCTCGTCGGACACCGGAACGCAGTCGATCGTCTGCACTCCTAACGGCGTGATGCCGCGCGAATTCGCATGGCAATTCTGGAGCGACGCGCGCCAGCTTTGGGTGCCCGT